AAAGACAACAATTACTTACCGATTTAAATAATAGATTTAGCGGAGCAGGTAATGCAGGTAGACCAATGCTTCTTGAAGGAGACTTTGACTGGAAAGAAATGGGTCTTACTCCTAAAGATATGGACTTCCATAGATTAAAGAACATGGCTGCAACTGATATAGCTCTATGTTTTGGCGTCCCCTCGCAGCTTGTAGGCGTTCCTGATGCACAGACCTATGCCAATGTATCAGAAGCAAGACTCGCTCTATACGAAGAGACTATTATTCCACATCTAAGAAAGATTCAATCAGACCTTAACGAATGGCTAGTTCCTTTATATGATGGCAGACTAAAGCTAGAGTTTGATATTGATTCTATCCCTGCTCTTTCAGAAAGAAAAAGAAAGACTTATGAGAATGTTACCAGTGCAGTTCGTGAAGGCATTATGACTCGTAATGAAGCAAGAGAGCAGATAGGTCTATCTCCTGTAGATGGTGCTGATGGTCTTTATATATCAGCTAACCTATTCCCATTAACAGATGAAGCTGTACCTGAAGTAGAAAATCCAATTAATGACGAGGATTTAGAGGACTATGAAGAAGAAGATAAAGGAATGGACGCAGAGATTGCTAACCTACTTGATGATGAAGTAAAAAAAAAAGCAGTTAGCGACATAGATACAGTTCCTACTGATGCAATGGCAACAGAAGCACAAAGAGGTTTGAACTGGAGAAGGGAATTCAAAAGAGGTGGCACGTCAATAGGTGTTGCTAGAGCAAATCAACTGGTCAATAAAGAAAACCTATCCCCTGACACTGTGAAGAGGATGTACAGTTACTTTTCAAGGCATGAAGTTGATAAGCAAGGTAAGGGATTTAAGAAAGGTTCAGAAGGCTATCCAAGTGCAGGTAGAATTGCATGGGCTTTATGGGGTGGTGATGCAGGATTCGGATGGTCAAGGAAAGTTAGAAATCAAATAGAGAATGAATTAGATGGTAAAGCAGAAGCAGGAAGTCTAAAAGTTGGCGATATGGTTTCTTGGAATAGTTCAGGTGGAAGAGCAAGAGGTAAGATTAAAAGAATAGTAACAACAGGAACTGTTAAAGTACCTGATGCAGATTTTACTCTAAACGCCACAGAAGAGAACCCTGCTGCTCTTATAACAGTCTATCAAGGTGGTGAGCCTTCAGATGTAATCGTAGGACACAGATTTGCAACTCTTAGAAAAGTGTAATGCAGTTAAATCGGAAAGAGTTTAATTCTTTTAGACAAGGTAGGATTAGTGCAATCAAAGAATCAAGGAAACAACTGGTTCTTAGAAACAACTTAGAGAAACGATTTTATAGAACACTAAGCACCCTTTTTAGAAAGTTCCTTAACACTCAACTATATCTATATAAAGAATTCGGTCTTTATGAATCACAAATAGCAGAGCAAAGATTAAATGAGGATTTCATACCGTTAATCATGTCTCATTACAAAAGAGTCTTCAAGGCTATCTACAAGTACAATGAAGATAACTATATGATGGATAGGAAAGCAGATGAAGCGTTCGTATTTGGAAGAAGTGTAGATTTTGAGTTAGTAGTTAGTCAATACTTTGCTACAAGGCAATTAGTACTCACAGGGATTAGTGCAAGGATAGCTAGTAGAATTAGTAGATTGATAGAACAAGGAAGGGCAGACAATCTTACATTACCTCAGATAGCTAAACTTGTATCAGATAAGTTCTTACCAATAAGCAGAAGCCGAGCAGCAATGATTGCAAGGACTGAAACTCATAATGCAGCTTCGTTTGCTAATAATGTATATCATCAAACAGTAGAACAAGACTTAGGCGTTAAGATGTTAAAGAAATGGGTAGCAACATCAGACGGAAGAACTAGACCTGCTCATGCATCAGCTAATGGTCAGATAGTTGATATGAGCGAAGACTTTATAGTTGGTGGAGTCCCTATGGGATACGCAGGTGATTCTAAGGGTGGTGCAGCGAATGTAGTCAACTGTAGGTGCGTGATCATCTATGCAGATGAAAGAGATATGGAATAAAGGTATTTTTCTCCAAAGGTCTACAAACTCTTAAGATCGTTAAATTTCCTCTGATTCTTTGATTAATTCTAAAGCGTAAGATTCTGCGTCTTTCCAACTATCGCTGTGATTTAACATTTGATCGTAAGCACAATCATTCATCTCCTCATGTCTATTATCCCACACCTCAACTCTAAAGAAATCCCAACCACGATCTTCATATTCAAGCCATTCATATTCATTACATAATGCTATCAATCTTTTCTTAGGTGATGACCTTTTCGTTTTTATTGGTTCTTGTTCTTGTGGAACATTTACATCAGAATAAAATCCGTTTTCTGTACACATAGGGTTAACTAAATCTTTTCTTAAGATTTTATATATATCTTGAAAGCAAATACCATGTGGTTTCTGATAGGTTTTTCTGTATCTTGGAATAAATCTACCTTGTTCGTATTGAACATGATGAGCAACTTCGTGTGCAACAACTAATAATAAAGATTGATGATAGTTATAAGTTTGTATTTCTCCAATATGTTTATCTTTATTAAAGGCTTTATATTCTGTGTAAGTTTGTATGCCTTTCTGAAATTGCCAGTAAGCTAAATTTATTTTAATAGAATCGTGTCCTCCATGCGTAGCACCTTTTGCCTTAACATGACAAACCTTTAATATATCCAAAGCGTATTGAATCGTATTTTTATTTATTTGTAATTCATATTCTTTTTTTGATAGATGTTTCATACACAACCTGACCATGCTTTCTACTTCTTTGGTGGTTACTGTTCCACCTATTGTATAAAATTTATTCACTGATTGTTGTGTTGTCATTACTGACCCCTTTCATAAATAGTGCCGACAGTTTGAAAAACTGGGTCTAATGAATTATGAAATTCGTTTAATTCGTACTCTGCAAAATTTTCTAATGCTTTAGGTAAATCTAAATCATGTAATCCATTCATAGCAGCTTGGCTTTTAATTCTATTGAGCTTTTTAATAAGCATTTCTAACTTACCTATTGCAAAATCTATATCTTCATTCCATTCTTTGTGAACTGATTGTTGTGTTGTCATTATGAAACCTCCTGTGTAGAAGGTTTCTCAACTATAGCCATAAGGCTTCCATCTTTAGAATATATTTTATGGTTACCTTTATACATAAACCCATCAACATTGAAGTTATCTATTTCTTCGGTGTTGCCACGATTTTCATAAAACTTGTTACCTCTAGGACCATTTCCCATAGGAACTAAAAATAATACTGATTCTTTATCTGTACCTTCATCAATTATCATTACATCACCTGATGAAGTTGACCTTAGACCATTCTTACCTTCAGGTAATTCACATTCAAGTTTCACATCTAAGTTATCAACCCATGACTCATCAATGTTGTTAGTTAATCTAAAAGCCTGTTGCAAAGAAACAGTTTTGACACTGGCAACTTTTTTATAAGGCTTTTCGTTATTCATAAATTCTGTAGCGTGGTATATTGTTATCATTTTATTTTCCTGCCATTTAAGGCTTTTATCAATTTATAAGTCTATTGTCTTTCATTAATATTCAAAAGTAAACCCTTTTTGGAATAATAATTTAATTAGTTAAATATCTCTATATATTGTGCTTGATTAATATATGCATTACTATATGTAGATATAAATGCCATAATGGTATAAATTTATAACAGCTTATTGGGAGACAACATATGTCAAGTGAATACACAAATTCAGAACAAGCATTAGATGTCAGTACTAACCAGTACGATTCGCAAGAAGATTCTAGTCAGAATGATGAAAAACACATAAGGTCAGTAATAGAAACTGATGATTCTTATACAATAGAATTTGGTAAAAGCGACCCTGATACTGAAGAATCAATTGATGATATGAAATTTGATGAAAAGGATATTGTTGAAGTAAAATCAGAACTTAAAGCATATGATGATAATTCAAATGAAGAGTACGGAATGTTTGAAGGCTATGGCTCTGTATTTGGAAACAAAGACTTAGGCAATGACGTTATAGAAAAAGGTGCTTTCACTAAATCAAT